TGTTTGAGTGATCATAATCTTTATGAGCATGTTCATATTTTTTCTGTACATCATTATATTCTGATCTAGCTCTATTAAGCATTTCGGAGAATATTTCTAAGTTAAGAATACCTTCGATAAATTTTCTCTTCTCTACCCTACGCTGTGCCATGAAGGGTAAGGTAGTATTAAGAGACATAATCACACAGTTTTGAAAAACTTCTGGTGAACCAGAAACAATACTCTTAATTTTTTTGTTTGTATTAGGTATAGTACTCTCTGTTAAATCAATATCATCAACAAACAAATAGCATTTTGTAGGTTTTAACTTTCTAACAACTTTATATTGTTTTACTTCGTTGTTCTCGTTAACAGAAAAATTTAATTGTACAACAGTGTTCTTTTTATTAATCGCATTAACAATGAAATCTTTGGACAACTCTCTTATAGTTTCTCCAAAGATGGCGAAATGAATCGCATCCGCGATTGTAGATTTACCCACCCCGTTGCGCCTGTCTTGTTTATCTTTGTTTATACCGGTAATAATATTAAGACCTTGTTTAAAGTCTATCTCTACTTCTTCGTTACCGATAGATAGAAAGTTTTTGATTTTTATTGTATTAAAATTTACAAACTTCATACAAACTGATTATATAAGCTAATAGTTTTTTTCGTTACTGCGAGTTTGTTCTCTACATCTAACGAATCTATATATTCTACGATACATTCTTTTATATTCAAATCTCCTAAGTCATTAGAAATAGATATATTATCTCCTAACGTTAGCTTGTGTAAATAGTCTGTTGTAAGAGCAAACGGCCCTTCGTAATTGATTGAGCTGATTATTTTATCTAATAAATTAATTTTTATTTCTTTATCAATTATAATTTTAATAGATAGGTTCGACCAGCCTTTATTTTTAGCTATTGTTTGAAGGTCTTCGAGTTCAGACAATGTTACTTTTACGTGTATTGGAGACACATTATTCTCATAAAAATCGTATGTGATATTGTCTCTTTCAAAATCTAAAACGTAATAGCCTTTTTGATCTTTAATATCATTAAAATCCATTTCAAATGGGTTTCCAGCGTATATGATTGTGCCATCTTCAAACTTACGTTGCTGTCTTTTGTGAAAATGACCGGTAAAAATTAGTTTAGATTTTTTGAGAATATCATGAGACTTCATCCCCTCTTCACAAATTTTATGATTGTTGAAGTTAAAGTTTTCTAACTCGAAATGACCAACTACCATATCACAGTCAGTTGGTACATCATCTATAGATGTACCCCATGGGCAAAAACCAACTTGTTTGCTCGCAAGATTAAAAGCGGTCGGTTTGTCAAAAACTTTAATATTCTTTCTGTTATTAAGAATAGATAGAGAATGTACTGTAGCATTATCTTTATAGTAAGCATCATGATTTCCAGGAATCATATACAGCTCAAACTCATCAAATAAATCTAAAAGTTTATCTGTAAAGTGTAGAGTTTTTACATTAATTTCATCTCTGTAGTGAAATAAATCTCCACCAAAGATAATTTTATTAATGTTTTTCTCTTTAAGCTCTGATGTGAACCACTTCGCCCATTTATAAGTTACATCTAACCAGCGCTCATTGTTTTGATGAACACCAATATGCAGATCAGTAAAGAAAGCTATTTTGTATTTTTCCATTAATAATAGAGCTCTTTATCGTAGTCTTTCTGAGGAGCCATTTTAGGTATTTCTTCCTCCTGTGCTAATTCACCATAGACTTGTTCTTGATAATCATTAATTGTCTCTCTATATTTCTTTTCTTTTTTAATTCTATTAATGAAAGCATGATATGCGATTGTAGTAAAATAAGAAAATGGATTAGAAGTAGACTCTAAATTAAATTTTTTATTTTTCACAGCTGCAATCATTTTAACTACTGCGTCTCCAATCATTTCATCTTTGTAACTATAATTGATAAAATTAGGAGAATAGCTTAAACCAACTGCAATCTTATAAACTGACTCAGCAAGTTCATCTTCTAAATTATCTGTTTTATAGTATTCAGTTAAACGACCTAAAAACTCTTTTGGACTTACATAGTAAGCCTTTTTATTAGCTTTTTTCTTTTTTGGTTTCGGTTTCGCTTCTTTCATTATAACTTGTAAATTTGTATTTTATATCCTCGTTATCATATAAGGTTAAACGTTCTTCGACGTGTCGCTGACCATACCGTAGATTATCGGCGATATCAAAGATTATAAGCTCTTCTTTATCGGTATGCAACCGTAAACCTCTTCCGATACTCTGGACGATTTTTATTTTAGCTTTACCACCTCCAGCGAAGATAATATAATGTAAATTTTTAATGTTAATACCAGTAGAGAATATTTTTGATATAGCAACAACAACTATATTTTTCTTTTTCTCCATATAGTTTTGTATACGCTTTCTCTCATCCGTCTCAACACTTCCTTGTATAAAATATACTTTTTTCTTTTTACATATCTCTTGTAATGCAGCTGTTAATAGCTCTCCATGTTCAATATAATCTACAAGTATAAGAGCATTATTGTCGAGTTTTTTACATAGCTTAGATATAAGGTTATTTCTGTATACATTACTTCTTATAAATTCACTCTCTTGTAGATAAAATGCATTACTATTATTTCCTTGATATATTTGATTAGTAGGGGTGCTATAATTTATTTCTAGTACATGAACACGAGCAGGGGTAACATATTTTTCGTCTCGTAACTCATGAGCCATTTTTTCATATAACCTAGGACCAATCTTACCAAAAATATTCCAAGCATCTAAATTATCTGGAGGTAGAGTTCCTGTAAAACCAAAGCGGTTGTTAGTTTTTACTTTGCATAAAATTTTATTAACTTTATTACCTCTTCGAAGTTTATGTACCTCGTCAATTATTAGTAAATCTATATGTTCAATCCATGATATGTCTTGCTTAGAACTTTGTAATATACCTAAATTAGCTACTATGACATTCGAGGATAAATTAAGTTCATCTTTTCCCGTCCATTTAGAAGTAGTATATGATGTTTTATATTCTTTAAAATCTCCTTTTGTCTGATTAACCAATCCTAAATCAGGAACAATAATTAAACATTTGAAGTTCTTGCTAAAGTTTTGATAATAGTACTCAAGTAACCCTGCCATGGTAAGAGTTTTACCCCCTGCGGTCGCTAGTACTACGGTTCCTCTCCCAGTATTAATGCATTTGTTTATTATCTCTTGTTGATAATCTCTAAACGAGAGAGATAAATCATAGTTATTAACTTTTTCTTTCTTTAAAGAAGGTATTAAGGTAGATGTAACCTTTTCTTCTATTGTGTATTCTATTTTTTTATCTGTACAAAAGTTTACTATTTCGAAAACTAATCCAACATCTACTTTGCCGTTATTTGTTATTACATATGTTCGAGAAGGAACAAATCTCCCCATACGTCTTTGAAAATGAGCCGCTTCATTCTTAACGCTAAAGTGTTCTCTTATTATGTTTAATTCTGGACCTTCAATTACAACTTGAGAACAGGAATGATAACTAATATTAATCATTGCATCTCTAGTTTCATTAATTCTACTAAGTTTTTAATATCGTTAGTAGCGAAACTTATATTCTTGTAAATGTTTTCAACGTGTTGAATAATTAATATTTCGTTTTCTATCTTATTATCTATAGCGCGGATATCTTTCTTTTTACTCACAGCTTTTTCAGCAATAGATTTATTAACCATTACCGGTTGAGTATTTTGATATTCTTCAATTTTTTCTTCTAAGATAGTAAATCGTTGGTTGCGATATTTATTAAGTTTAATTTTATGATTAATTAAACGAGCAGACCACTTATGTTTATTATTAATAAGCTTTTCTTGTACTTCTGTAACATTGAGCCTATCGATATTAGTATCAATACTAGATTCTATAGTATACTGCTCAATAATCTCATCAATATTCATATATTTATTCTAGTGACTTTTTCAGAAAATCAACTAATTAATCTTTGAGAAATAAATAATTAAAATGCCGCTTAAACTATTTAACCAATTAGTGACTAGATATTTAACTGATAATACCATGGCATCTGTAGGTATGGCTGCGACTGGTGGACAGGGCGGTGGAGATTATAATGACAGTGATACATATGCTCCTGGAGATGCTAGATTGCCAAAAGCTCTAGGAGCTACGATAAGTCGTAAAGGTAAAGTTAAGAAAAAACGGAAAAAAAAACTAAACGAAAGTAAAACTATATATGATTATTTGCTCTTCCCGCCCGAAAGTGATGAACATAAGAAAATAGTAGCAAATATCGCAAAGTTACAAAATAATCCAGATGAAGCTTATAGAGGTATATCATCTGCTGAATATAAAAACTTAAAGAACGATGGGTTTGTAGTTTCGCGAGGAGTGGGTAACACCCGTAAAGGTATAACTGGTTCATATGTATCAGATGATATACAATTAGCTGGTCGTTTTGCATTTCATGAATATAAACAAAAAGGGAGAGCTTATTTACTAGTGTTAGATAGAGATAAATTACCAGAACTTAACCCCGCTGATGAAGGTAATTATTGGACCGCGCAAATCCCGTTAGATGCTGTAAAACAAGCTATAAACTTGCAAGATTTAGCTAAGTGATAAGTAATTACATATGCCAAGTGCGGCAAAACAAAAAGGTAACGCCTGGGAGCGAGATGTAGCAAAAGATTTAAGTGAAACATTTAATGAAAACTTTATTAGAGTTCCAAATTCCGGAGCCTATACTGGAGGCGCTAACGTTTTCAGAATTGATCAACTAACCGAACAACAAAAACGAATGATGGATGGTGATATTATGGTCCCTCCGTGTCTTTCTCGTTATAAAATTGAATGTAAAAACTATAAAGCGTTTGATTTTCATCAATTATTCAACGAAAATAAAACTTTAGATAAATGGATAAAACAAGCTGAGTTTGGATTGCTTTGGTTTTTAGTTATTAAGGTTACTCGCAAAGGATCTTTTATTTTGTTTCGTAAAGAAATTAGTAAGCATTTCTCATACAAAAATTACTTGAGTTATAAAGACAAATATGTTATAACTGATTATAAAGAATTTTGGCAGGAAAACGC